GGCTGCGCCGCTGCTGGCGCTATGGGCGTGATGCCCAGAAGCGTGCACGCTGGCATTGTGGCCGTGATGTCCGGCGGCATGGCTATTTGCGCTATGAATATGTTTTCCGTTGCTACTGACGCTGGTGCTGTGCGTGTGGCGTTTATTTTCGCCGCTGGTCGTTGTGCCGACTTTGTCCGGCTGCTGGGTATTAATTAAGCTAAAACCTTCGGCAATATTCGGTAAGTGAAAAGTGGTGTGCCCGTCGCCTGCGCCATAGGTTGTGCCGATAGCGGCAAATAAGGCCGGGTATTGCTGGCGTAAAACGGGTGAACCGTCGCAAGCCAAGGTGCCGTCTGGAATCTGCGGCCCGGCAAATAAAATCAGTTGCCCGGGAATATGCACGCTGGCGGGAATGTGGGTGATCTCCTCCCAGTGCGGGCGTCGCGTGGCTTGTTTGATCGTGACCGCTGCCGCTGAAGATACCAATAGATAGGAGCGGATAATCAGTTCGCGCCCGGCCCCATCACTGAGTACCGGTTTTTCGGTGGCCGGAAAACTGGCGTAGGCAATGAGGTCGTTATCGGCATCATACAAACCCATTTCCCGTATCCAAAAGCCACCGACATCCGGAGCAATCACCGATTCCACAATGACGACCGTATTGTCCATCGGATCAGGCAAGACCGATGACACCGGTTGGCTGTGGACTTCATTGACCAAGGCGGTGCGGGTGGGAGAAGGTATCACGACCGTGCCGTTGCCATCGCCCAAAGCAATGCGGGTAATGTCTAGAGGCTGGCCACCGGGTAATAACCCGGCTGCCATTTTTATTTGCCCTACGGCAGTTAATACAGTGCCAAATTCTGAAGCGCTCACAGATTCGATGCCAATAAAGGGAAGGTTTATTCAAACCAGCCTAAAGGTTCGATTTGCGCGATTTACCGCTATTTTGCCGTAGATTGTGGGTAAATTGAAATCGTGTCAGCGCCCACGGTGGTGATTCCGTAATGTACCGTTGTACGGCCACTGCTTAGTAGGTATTTAAATTCGGGTAGTAAGCGTGCGGGAATTACCGCTTGAATAATCCCGGCCATTTTGGCGATTTCATGGGCGCGGGCACCCCAATAGAGCAAAATACGTATGCGTGAGGTAAGCCACCATTGGGTTTTATCTGGCGGGCTGGCATGTAGATACTGTGGATAAGGCTGATCTTTGTGTTGCCATAAGGCTTCTACGGCCCATTGATTGGGATAGAGCATTTGCAAATAAATACGCAAAAAATGCAGGCCGCGGCCGTTGCGGTTACGCGCTTGCCAAGCCCGATACAAATAGCGTGTGGCCGCTTGTTGGCCGTCATTTTGAATCAGCACCAATCCATCATGGTTAATGCTGCGCCGTAAGCGTTCAAAACTGCCCAAGTGGGCGATACCGGCTACGTTGGCATCAAAGACATCAACGGCCAAATGCTGTTGGAATAAATCGATAAACAAAGTTTTAAGCTGCGCTTCGATCTCATTTTCAGCAAAACTATGCTGCAACGGGGCCAGTGTGGGCAATTGGGCAGAAGGAAAATCCAAGGCCATCACAGCCCCCAGCGTGAGGAAACAATATCGCGTAATTCCACGTTGACGGTGAGGCTGGAAGCGGCTACAAAACGCCACTGTTCCGGCCGTAAATGCGGTAACGGTGTGATTGTGACCTGTATATCGGCCCCTTCATCGGCCAATGCGGGTATATTTTTCCGTAGCAAGGCATAAATAGCCTGATATAACGGTGCATGCCCACCACGCCGGGCCGCTGCGCTGGTTTTGCCGTATTCGGTCAACAGGGTGGTTTCAATGGCTTGTTTGACCTGTTGGGGTGCGTAGGAAGTGGATACACGCGCGTGAATGGTAAGACCAATCAATGAAATAACCGGCGTGTAAAACCGCACTTTATAAGAATCATCGGCAGCACGAATTGTGGCGTTAATGGCTTGCTGTAGTGGCGTCAATTGGTTTGGGGCAATGAGTTGCGGCATCAGAGGAATCAAAGGATTGGCTTCCGTAAGCACCGGCTCTTGTTCACTGGCGGATTGGCAGGCAACAAATAAAGTGTTGACGTTATCCACGCTGGCACCGCGTATGGCTTCTTCTATCGTTTCATTCCACACGGAAACAAAGGCCAAATCGGGATAGTTGCGCCGTACTAAAAAATCAAATTCGCCCAAAAATACCGCATGAGATTGATACACCGACGGGTAGCGGGCCAATTGACGCAAGGCTGAAATCGGCGGCGGTGCGCTTCCGGCTATTTTCAGTGCATCCATGCTGAATTTGAGGTGGATTTCATCCCGATGATGCAGGTAATCTAAGCTAAAAGCGCTGCCGTGTTCAGGTGTCACTTCGCCATGGCAATAATCCAAACGCATTGATAGCTTATCCCCGGCCAGCGGTTGCGTACCCACCACATTGTGCCAACCAAAACGCACATATAAGCGCTGGCGCTCATCCATTTCCACATGAAATATGCGCTCATCTGGGGCCGTATTAACATAACCATCCCTGTAGTGAAATTCCCCTTGTTGATCACTGACGGCAATGGCGCATAAATCACCATCATCAGCAGCTTGTGGCACTTCAATGGCATAAAACGGCTGGCTGGCTGTGACGGTATGCGTGATCACGGTAGGCCGTTTTTGCCGAAGAATCAGCGCTGTTCTGGCTTTGGCAGCCATCGTGGCAGTGATTTCGATTTGCCACGGTCGCCCGGCGTTATCGGTGAGTAAACGGCCTTTTTCTAGGGTAATGGCGGTATCACTCTCATTTTCAGCCGTAATCAATGCCTGTGCCGGACGTGCTTGGCGCACAATACCGCGCATGGCCGCATCAGCCTGCACGGTGCCGTCACGCACTTTGTTGAACACTTCTGCCTGTGCCAGTTCTATTTGCCCAGAAAGCAAGCTCAACATCGCGGCCATGGCGTCCAGAGGCTGATGCAAGCGCGGATCACCGGCGTGATACAGCGGGGTCAAGGCCGGATAACGGTCAATGGTATCGGCAATGGCCTGTTTGAAGTCCGTGCGCGTGAGCATCAACGTGCCCTCATGGTGACAGGCACAGACTGCCCGGCTATTTCCAGTGATAAATGAGGCGGCTGGTTGCCTTGTTCAGTGGCATACAGATTGAGTGCCTCTGGCGGCAAAATGGCAAGCAGCCCAATATCCTGACGTAACTTGGCAATGATCTCATCGGCGCCGTTATGCGCTTGCAGTGGTTGCTGTAACCATCCGGCCAAATTATGTCCATAAGCACTGCCTAAATAGGCGCAAGCCGGTGTGGATAGCCAATGCTGCACCATGTGCTGTAATTGCGTACCGGTCACGGTGGCGGTAATCATGGGGTTTGGCCTTCTATCCAATCGCCACGATCCAGAGCGGTCAAACTGCACAAGGTCAGCGGCACCGCCAATTCCACATAATTACCGTAGCGATCAATCGGCGAAGACAGCGGCAAACCAATGGATTCAATGACTAATGGCTGCCAAGTGCGCCCTTTCCACGTCAAGCCAATGCGGGTAGGGGAACGAGAGGGCATTAGCGCATTGACATAATCGCTTTGCCCGCGTGCGCTATCCACTGCACGAGCCAATAAAGAGCCGTCATTAGATAATTCCACTGGCAAGGCCCATTGCATCAGTTTGTCATAGGGTTGCATGACTTCTTGCCGGGCATCACGCCATGCCCTAAATAAGGCCGTGGCGGTTATTTTGACCGGTGGCATGCCGGAAAATACTTGTGTGGAATTAAGCCGAGTAATGCCGGTACGGCCTTCAAAGGGTTGTAAAAAGGCGCTGGCTTGTTGCGCCAAGGGGGTGAGCGGGTTATCGCCGTCGTGATTTTGCGGCATCAAGGCATTGACCACTGGCATTAAGGCACCCGATTGCAGCATCGCCATCAGCGCCGGTGCGCGTGATTCTGGCCCGGCTTGCTCAAACGGGCTTTGCCAATTGAGCGTCATTTCCATATGGGCATCGATCAGCGGTGCTTTGACCGTGACCGGGTCAGTTTGGCCCTCAATACGGCCCCAGCGCTGGCCGATTTTGCCTACTTCATAAAATGAGGCGATTAAGTGTTCAGATAAGCCATCCCACAAGGAAGACAGCACCGGCGCTTGCGGGCAACTGGGTGCAGCCATAACGTCTTACAACCCCAATTTACGCCGCAAACGCATGGATTTCAGGCGGCGCATTCGGGCCGCTGCGCTATGGCTTTTGAGTCGCGCCTTGGCGATAGCAATTTTTTGTTTGGCACTAAGCCGTACCTTGCCGGAAACACGCTGATTAATCCGCACTTTCTTGCCTTTGCGAATCACCAAACGCTTTTGATACACCGCATCAAAGGTGGCATCAAATAACGAAGCGGTTGCGTCTTCACCAAACACAAAGCGGTCAATATCGGCCGCAGCGGCTTCTTCACCATCGGGCAATTGCGCTAACACTAATTCCCGTAGTCGCAATGCGGCGCTTTCATCCCAGTTATTGAGCAAGGCGTCAATATCTTCTTGGGAAGCCCCCATTTGCTCCAGATAATCCCAGCCATGATTGAGCGCCAGCCCTAAAATATTATGCTCATCATCGCTAATTTCCCCGTCTTTGTTGGCATCAGCAATACCAATCATCAAGGCCAATAAGCGGTCGGCCAGCGTTTCGCCTTCATCCAATTCCTCGCTATCAGATGCCCATTGCTGAATGACCGCTGCCGCCGATAAACCGACATCGGCGCGAGTGTAATCACTCACATTCAAAGTATTAGGGCTGGAAGTTGAATCCAAATGCACGCTGGCTGCTGTGTGCGGAGCGGTGAGGTGGCGCAGCATTTCATTGATTAATTGGCTCATAGTAGGTGATTTCCAATGGATTTAACGGGTTAAGGTTTGGGTAACGAAGAGTTGCCGCAAGGTGCCGTCAAAGTGCAACCAATAGCGCACCTGCAACGTGTCATGTGGCCGAATCGGGTCAGCCAGTACTTCAAAATTAAAACTACGCCCGTTCATTGCCGGATCAAAGGAAGGCGTGAGCCAACCGGCGGTGTCGGCACGGTTAAATAGGTCATTGAGAAAATCACGCATGCGGCCAAGGGCCACATCCATCGGCAATTGCAGGAGTTCATTGCCCATACGGGTGACGGCTTCATCCAAATGTGTGGACATATCGACCACGGCAATGAGTTTTTTCAGGCTGTTCTCTACCGGTGCTAAGGTCAATGAATCGCGGAAGACATACTGTCCGTTGCTGCTGTAGGTTTGGTACAGCACCGGGTTAATTTTGGCCTGCGCCAATTGGGATAATTCCTGTGTACTAGGGCTTTGGGTTTGCATCATCCCAGTGCGCGCAATCGGCCAGTTTTTACCGGCAATGGGCCAATTTTTGGGCGCAAACCCATTGGCATCGGTGAGGGCATTGCGGCCACAAGCGTAAGCGATATTGAGCGTGGCAACACCAAAATGGCCTTTGGGGTTAATGCGCGCCGGGTCATCGCTCTCAATCGGTGCCCAAAAAGCTGCCATCAAATGCGCGGCTTTGTGGCTGGCTAAATTCAGTTGCTCAACAAAGGCAATGGCGGCAGCCACGGGTAAACGGCCATCAATATCAAAACGCAATTGCCGGTTGGTTTCCCATGCTAAATGCGCTAATTCCTGCAACAACAGCGGTGATTGGCTGCCACCGCTGGCAATATAAGCGTAATCATGCGGCCCGTTTTGCAGCTTGATGCGTGATGCGCGCCAATCATCGGCAGCCAAGTTCAGCGGCCCTTCTTCAAAACAAAAATGTACGCCTGAATCGGCCCAGCGTATCTGTCCGTCAGCGCTCCAGCCCCACGCCTCACAAGTCGGTTCAATGGCCTGATCACTGCCGCCCACCACCAGCACCATGGCATCGGTTTGCGCTTGTATTACATCGGGCAAAAAGGCGCTGCGGCCGTCGTCATCTTTGGCGTTTTCATCTAAGGAACCACTGAACTCAAACAAGCTCAGGCCGTCGGCATCGGACAAACGCAAACGTATCTGCTCATTGGCAACGGCCAATCCACCTTGACGTTTTTCTGGAGCATGAATGGCCGCACGAATACCGTCGTTATGGCAATGTAGATGATCGATAGCCAGTAGATACGGGGTGGTCGGCAAATTGGCCGCGGTATGCCAAAGCAATGCACCGGTCAATGCCTGGGTTTTGGGATCGCGTTCTAGTTGTGCAATCAGCCATTTGCGCTGCGCCGCTGGTGTCACCACGCGCTGCACAATGACCTCATAAGCGCCGTTATCCAAGGCTTCGAGCACATGGATCAGCGCTAAATTCAAGGCTGATTGTTTGATCAGTTCGGGCTTGCCCAGTAAAGGGCGCACAGTATGCCGATTGACGATAAAAGGCCGGTCAATACGGCCCCGTGGGCTACGCAAGATAATGGCAAAACGCTGGTCACTGCGTCCGGGAGTGGGGATATTGGAATCATCGCGCAGGGGATTGAGTTGTATGCCCGATTCACTGCCTAATTGGCGTACAAAGGCCACACTCATAGCGTAATTTCCTTCACTGGTAATGCTGATTTAAGGGATTCTTTTTTGCTGCGCAAACGGGTGTTTGCTGGTGGGATAAGCGGCATGGATTCATCAATCAAGCGCACGCTCACCCCTTGGCGATAGCCGTTGAGTTGGGCGATTTGTGCCACATCCCAGGCTAATTGCTGCAATTGTGCGTAACTGAATACGGTACACCGGGCGCTGCGCCCTTCATTCAAGGCGCAATGGCGCAAAAACAGCCCCGGCACTGCCGACAGCACAATATCGCGCGGCATCTGGTTATCTATCTGTAGTTGCAGTGGATAAGTGGCATCAGCAAAACAAGCCATTTCGGCACGGTTATCTGCCGTGAGCGTTACAGAGGGGGACATAAGCAAGGGCCAAATCAGACATGGCCCATTGTCAAGTGCTGTTTTATCGATAAAACGGCGATTTTTCCACATCGTGCATGGGGTTAGTCACCGGCAAGCCATTGGCAATGGCGCTTGATTTTGAGTAGCGTACTTTCATCAGGCAAGGCGATAGACATTTGTGGCAAAGGGTTATCCACGCTATCCAAACCGGCGGCCGCCATGACCGTAAACCACTCATCAGATCGCTGGTAGACCCGACGGGCAAGCAGAAATAAATCCCATACCTCATCCGGTGTCACCGTATGCCAGATTAGCCCGCTATGCCACGGTTGGGCGTTTTCAGCCAAGTGACGCACTTGCCGATAAAAATGCGCCCATGCCTGTGAATTAGCTGCTTTCACAAGGTATATACCTGCCCAGAGAGTATCCGGGTAATGGCGGCATTGGTGTTGTGCGCGGTGGTCAAGATGCGATCAATGGCGCTATGTTTGACTACAAGCAGGCAGGTAGCCAATACGGCCATTTGTGCGTTATTCACCGTGGCATCGACCCGCCAGCGTGGGCCGTTGGCTTCCCAGCCGTCATGCTCAATGGCCGCTTGTGGATTGGCGCGTTGCACCTGTTGCCCCAAATGTAGCCGGGTGAGGGTGCCGTCTTTGGCGACGCTGCTTTTGAGTTGCTGCCATGCGTCAATGGCTTCAGATAAGCAATGGGCAGTAAACAACACATCGCGTTCAGCCTGTGGATCACTGGCAACCAACAAGCAATCGGCTTGTCGCCTTGGCTGTAACGGCTTGAGCGTAGACACAAACACAATACCGCTGCTGTGATCCAAGGCGCTGTACAAGGTGCAAGCGCTGCTGGCAAAGCCGCTGATGTTAGCTTGAATTTTTTGCATCCTCTTCAGCAGCCGTATCGAATAAGGGAATGGTGGCGTGCAGGTTTATATCTATGGCTAGAATGCTTAGGTTTTCGGCCTCACTTTCAATACGCATGGCCGGGTTTTCCGGGGTTTCAATTTGCACCGGCCAGCGGGTTTGGACACCCGAAAACGCATAATCGGCCATAAACCGGCGGTTGTCTGTGCCATCGATAAACAACAAAAACTGGGCGGCCAAGGCGCTGGCAGTCGACGGGCTGGAGGAAAAAATCGCCAGTTGTGCGCGAATATCTGTGGCCATGGTACGCAAACCCAATGCACGCTCTTTGGGGTCATCGGCCAAACGTACCCAATGTCGGTCGGCAATTTGGCGGCTGTAATCACGGCCAGTGGGGGTGTAATCTTGCGCCATGGCCACTACGATCACCGGCAAATCGGGTGGGCGCGTGAGGGCACCGTTGACGCTGGATTTGATCCACAAAGCCAGCATGTCTTGCGCTTGATCGACCATCCGTGTAGGCGCCCAAACAATACCTTGGCTCACTTGGCGTTTAAGATAGCGCCCGATTCCCTTCGTTACCGGTTTTAATTGGGCGTGATAGCGCACTAAATACTGTGCAAAGGCCATTTTGACGGGTTCTAACATCTGCCTTTACCCACGTGAGTGACGACGCTGGAACCAATGTTCATAGAAAGTGTCTTTGGCGTGTACCGTGTCATCGGAAGGGCGCAAAACTGTCGGCAAGGTGTTGACTTGCGCAAAGGCGCGTTGTCGTGAATGTAGCCATTGCAACGCCGTATCGCTATGAATCAAGGGCCGTTGCGCGGCTGAATCCAGCACTGGGCCGGTTTCCAAGCGGGCAATATGTGCGCTGAGTTCTTGATTTTGCGTGCCAAGGTGGGCAATGGTGTCTTGCGCTTGATCCAATGTTTGTTGCAGCCAGGTGTGCTGTTGGTTAAGGGTATTGACCAAGGTCAGCGCCCCGTGCAGTTGTTCATCAAGCAGGGCTGCTTGCACATCTTCGCTGCTCATACGGCTAATGCTGTCCAATGTCCAGCCGCGATTGGTGGCGTAATTGGGTTCGAGCACATAATCAAAGCCGAAAAATTCCGGGGTACTGGCATCGATAGCACTGGAAAAACCGCCGGTACGGTTGTGATACAGCTTAGCGGCCACTTGCCCGGAAGTGGTGTCCAGAAACTGTGCTTTGTGTTCAATGCTGCCGTCGCTATCGGCTTTCAGATGTGTGGTGATTAAGGCCGGTTCTACTAAGGCTGGTTTGCCGCCCTCCAAGCCGCCTTCTTGTGGATTAAGGCCAAATTTTAGCCGCGGCCAATGGCCGTAATAGCCTTGCATATCGCGGTGTTTCACCCGTTCTTGGCAGGCATCGCTGTTAATGGCATGGGCAATGGCTCCTACATCCCATTGGCGGGCTGTGCCGCGATATTTGCGGCCACGCTCATGCAGGTTGTAGCGAATTAATTCCGTTTCCACGAGGATATCAAGGCCATCAAAAGAAGATTAGCCGCCACGATACGTTGGTATTTATCGGGCAATCAGGGCTTTTTTCCTACTGCGCCGCCAATCCGCCGGTGACAATATGGGCAATGCTGCGTTCGCGCACATCTTGGCCGGGTTCTGAGGGTAAATTCGCCACAATCACCCGTGGGGGCTGCTGGGAGGGCAAGGGCAGACTGGGCGCAGTCATCGTTGGTACAGGTACAGGCGTGGGCAGGCCAATGGATTGCCCCACGCTGCTGCTGGCAGCAAAGACCTGTGCATAGGCCGCACCCATACCCTGTGTCATCTGGTTGAAATAACGGCGGGCGCTCATGCCGTTAGCATCCGTCACGCTATCACTGCCGCGCGCCACTTGCAGCGCCCCGTCTAATCCGGCGATATGCCGGGCCTTGAGTAATCCGGCCACTTCTAACGCTGGGGTATTCTCATTAATGACTTTGGCTTGCAATAATTGTTGATAAGCGCGTTGAGAATGGGTTTTGAAGGCCGCATCTTGCAGTTCAGCGCTCCCCATATACGCTTGTAGCGATAAACCATTAGCCCAATGCGCATCGTTTTTGAGAAATCGATCCATGCCGCCGGATTGCGCCCAGCGCCATTCAGCGCCTTTGCTGGCCGGGTCAATGCCGTCTTGACGCATCGCCGCATTCACCGCTTGCGCGCCGCCGTTAATCAATCCGGCATCCGCCAGCCAACGCGCCCCGGCCTGATAACGACCGACATAGCCTTTGTCGCCTAAATTACGCGCAGTTAAATTTCCGCCACTACTTTCCGTTTCCACCACCGAGGCGACCAAGGCGCGGGGGTGGGCTTCATCCAAATGACCAATCGTGCCTTGGTTCCACTGCGCTGCCGTGGCGAGCGCCTTATTTTGTTGCTGATTAAAGCGCCTTTGAACAATGGCATCACTTAGCCCTTGCGGGACTAATTGCCCGGCCCAAGACTGCATGCCTTGCCACGCTTGTCGGCCTGTATTTTGCAATGTGTGCCAAGCGGTATCGGCCAAATTATGCAATGCACTAGGCAGATGTTCTAAGGCATTGCCGATAAGCGGTATGCCTTTAAGCGTATTCCATAAGGCAGAAAATACGCCAGTAACGCTACCCAGTACGTTGCTGAACTGCGTGCTCACCTCCTGCCATGTGCTTTTGAGCGTATCAGCCACGGCGGTAAATGCGGTTATTACGCCCTGCCAGTTATCGGTAACGCTGGCTTTGATCCAATCCCACGTACCCAGTGCAACGATGCTGATTTCAGCAAAAACGGCTTTGGCGGTGTGGCTAATAGCCTGAAAATGTTGACCGATAAACTGCCCGCCAGCGCCACCGAGCCATTCACCCAATACCGCACCGATCACTGCGCCTAATACGCCGCCAATCACATTACCTACTACGGGCACAATCGAACCGAGCGTCGCACCGGCTGTGCCACCGGCCAAGGCACCGGCTAAACCGCCCCCGGCACTGCCCCATGCCTTGCCATGGCGGGCATTTTTCTCATCACGGCTTAGCGTGTAATCGGCTTCAATACTAGAAGATTCCCAAGCGCTCATGCCCAGTCCGAGCAACGAACCCAATACAGGAATCCGTCGTCCCAAACGAGCGGCCATGCGGCCCATCGGGCGCAACGCTTTGCCCACCGGACTCAATAGCCGCGTACCGATAGCGCCCGCACCGGCACCCAAAGTCATAAGCTTGCCCAGTGGTGCTAATAATCCCGCCAAACCAGGCAACCAACGCGCTAACCATCCCGTTGATGATCCCGTTTCAGCCACGGGTTTTTCTTCAATGGCTTTGAGCCGTTGGCTGGCGGTTTTGTGGAATAAACCCTGTTCACGGCGATGTTGCGCCAATGTCTGCCAAATTCGGCGATACCAGCGGATTTTGCGTTTTTCTTCCCGGCTTTGCCCGCCACCATTGAATAATTGTGCCGTGCGCGCCAGTGGTGTAGCCACTTCCTGCATGGCTTGTACCGCAGGATCGGTTTGACTGATATCGTGGCTGGAATCGCGTAGCAGCGTACCAAGGCGTTCAACCAGCGGGTTCACCACGCCAGCCAGCGTAGCGCTGTCTGAACCCCGCGCTTTGGGTGTGGCGACTGCGCCATGGCTGATAAAACGTCCGCGCGCATCACGGCCATGATTCGGCGTAGCCACGGGTTTGGCTAAGGCTGTGGGTTTAGGTGCCGTGCGCTTACCGGCAGGCGTGGCCGTTTCAACTGTTGTGGTGTATCGAGAAAGCGCTTGCCTTGGATAAGCCGCTAACGGTTGCGCTAAAACGGGTTTGGATGAAAGTGTAGTAGAAATGGGCTTGTTAAGCGCGGTAACTGCTGCTGTCGAAGCGATAAGCGGACGCGGCGCGGTCTTTCTGGCAGAGACTGAATACGGGCCTTGGCTGGGGGACAGCCGAGCCGTTTTACGTTGTGCTTGCCGGAGGATTTCCACCTGCCGCTGCACATGCTGGGCAATGGCGCGCACATCAGTGGCTATCGACGGCAACGTGCGTCCGAGCAAACCCAGTTCCCAGCGTTCCATGCGCTGGCCCTGCAAAAAACCGGCATGGTCGTGCGACAAATTCAGGGATGATGTGGAAAGGTTCATCAGCGCGGCCTACCTTACCCGCATAAACGTATCTAATTGGGTGAAAGTCATCTGTAATTCAGCCGGGGTATCTTCACGCCGTGACAGCGAACTTTCTAAGCTCACTGGTCGAAATAGCCCCAAATCGTAATAAGCATTGCTTGCGCTAGCGCGCGTAATAGCCCCGTACACAATCTTGATACGCACGGCATAATCGGCAGGCACGCCCACGGTGCCATCACAGGCGACTATGGCGCCATGGTGTGCAGCAAACCAGTGCTTGAGATTGCCCGTTTCATCATCCAAACACGTCAAACGCAGTTCGACGGCTTCTTGTCCTTGCACACTATCGACCACTGCTGCGCCGGGCCGTTTTTTATCACCGACAATCACAAATGGGCTGTAATCCAGTTCCAAGGCGAGCAAATTGAAACGATCAGGCAGGTTTGCCGTGCCGCCCGCCAAGGCCGAGGTGATTTCCAGCAACCATAGATTTTTCTTCACTGGAATCAGGCTGCGTTGCTGCTGATATAGACGCAGCGCTTGCTTGGGGGAAAGGCCGGCAAATCCTGAAGCAGGCGTATTCCAAAACCTTGTCTGCTGTTTATTGCCCGATAAATCAGGGCGAAAATGATCGAGCAATCGCTCTCCAGCGCCCTGCCAATCCCTGTCTGCCAAATCCGCCAAGGCGTGCGCGCTGCTATCAATGAGTTGCTGTCGATGCAAGGGTAAATACTGATTGAGGGCATCAGCAGCGCGATAACGCAGCGCATTATTGGCCCGCTGTGCGACGGCTTTACCCAATTTGCCGCTGCCCAATGCACCGGCTAATGCACCACTGGCGCGTTCTGTAGCTTGATTAGCGGCACTACCTAATTGGCTGTGTATGCGGCCTGCTGCCAATTTTTCGGCCAAAGCAGTGTATAAACTCATGGCACATCGGCACTGGAATCGTTGGAAGGGGCATCAGGTTGCGCCAATTGGCTGTAAATCCGCGCTTGATCTTCGTCTAATTGCAGGGTTTTGGTGAGAAATAACTGCATCATTTCCGCCGTCATCCCCAGTTCTTTCATTTGCATCATCGCTTGCAAGATGTTGGCAGCGGTGCTGGAGGCTTCCAAGCGCGTACGTTGCTGTTCCGCTTCCAATGCGGAAATGGAGCCGTAAAACTGAATTTCCCATGGCCGCTCATGGGCTGCAAATACCCGTCCATAACGGTTCAGGGTGTGAATATCGATGACCTGATTGAAGAAATCTTCCAAGGCAATACGAATAATCCGCGCACGCTCTGCTGCTTGTGCGCTGGCCCTGAAAAACCCACCTTCTCCCAGTCCGCCGCTCATTTGATCGGCAAAACCAATCATCGATAAATCCACGCCTAATGCGCCGGAAAGCAAGCGCGCATGCACCATCACATCATCAATGCTAATCGTAGCGTTGCGACCAGAAGTGCCACCATTAGCCGGAATGATCTGTATCGCGGCTTTTTCGCCCCAGGTCGGCACGATTGAGCGAATCCGCTCCAGCAGTGGACGGCCATTTTTCACCGCATTTTCCGCCAGTTGTTTGGAGCGACGCACCATTTCTACCACCGATTGAGAGAATTGCTGCTGTTGTTCGTAGCTCATCGCCTCCATATTGGCGGTAATGATTTGCTCATCAATGGAATCCATCCAGCGCTGCCCGACCAATCCCAGCAAGGCCGCGCACAGGTTTTCCCAGGGTTCTTCGGCGTTATACAGCAAGCTGCCCCCAGCCATGCCGGGCAATACCGGCAGCGCTTCTACGTCATTTTCAGCAATAGCCAAATGCAGCGATTTTTCTACCACGCCGTGTTGCGGCACCCATTGGGTACGGGGCATTTTCAGCCGCGCCATTTGGGTAATATCCAAGCGTTCTAGATTGTTTTTACCCACTGCCACGCTATAACCGACCGTTTGGCTGCCGCGTTCAAAGGGCTGCACCAAGGGCGGGCGTACCAGTTCATCGACATACAAATCCTTTACCCCGCTGCTATCGGCATAAATCCGCGCATAAGCATCGCCAAAGACGCAGCCGGTATAGGCCAGTTGAAAGGCTTTTTGGTTGAATAAGGCACTTAAGGCCGCACTGATTTGTGCAACCATTTTTTGTTTTTGCCGGTCATTACGCGCATCAGGCCGTGCTTCGATATACACAATATCGCCGCTGGTTTCGCTGCCACCCAAGGCAGAAGTCACCAATAACAGCAAGGCACTGGAGACAATGGGGTCCGCTTCCATCGCGGCCCATTTTTCATAGATAAGGTGCCGTTGGCGCGCACTACGACGACCTGATCCCAACAGTGTTGCCACCGTGGTAATGCCACTGACACCAAATTTAAAGCTATCAGCTGGCGTTATGGTTTTGCCCGGCGCCACAAAAGTAGCCAACCATTGTTTGGCTGCCGTTCCCATACGGGTCATCGCAGTGGGCGCTTTGCGTGCAGAAGAATCACTCATACGCCTATCATCCGGCGCTCAAGACGCTGAATAAGGCGAAATTTTCCGCATTATCGGCTCATTACTTAGGCAAACAACGCATCAATGGCCGCTTGTGTTTGCGCCAGTGTTTGCGTTGTCGTATTGCCTTCGTGGGCAGGTACGTAATCCACTGATTCAAGAAAGGCAAAGCACACCGCATCCCACAAATCCGGTGACTTTAGGCCCTCCCATTCGGCACTGCCTTTGGGCGGCACTTTGAGCCGACCTTTATCGGTAAACGTTTTGGGAATACGCGAAGATTGCGCTAGCATGATCGTGCGATAAGCCTCTGTGCGCACGGATAAACGCCCTTCTTTGGCCGCACGGGCCGCATGGTGCATCGCTTGGGCGCGTAAATTCAAATAACGCTGGCGGTTTGTTTGTCTGAAACATGGGTTGCCCCAATACACTCGATGCAAAGGTTTTCCGGCATCTTCAATATCTTGGCAGATATGAATGCCCAGCCCACCAGCATCAACCACAAAACCGATTCCGGCAAAAGCATCGGCCGCTTCCATCAGATAAGGGGCTAACTGATTGGCACGAATACGATTGGTATGCAGCGGAATGTGGCTAATTTCCACCCGCCGGGCATTTTCCCCGCTATCGCCATAACCGATGACCCGCGCAATCACCGCCACGGATTTATCGCGCTGGCCTTCGCCTGAAGCCACATCGGCCAGCAACAACCAACCCGCCGCTTCGTCATCGGCAATAATCTGCCCGTAGCCATACATCGCTTCGGCCACGGATAAAGGCATCATCTGCTTGGAGGCATCCTGCGGAAAACGGCCTAATAAGCGCACATTGCGTTCATCGCTGTCGTAAGCGGCCCATAATGCCTGCAAGGCGCTGTCACTGACAAAGGGCGAATCGATCGAACTGAACACCAATGGCTGCCATGGCCCGCCATGATCCAGCGCCAAATCATGATGAGAGCGATAGAAAAAACCGGCATTGCGCGTGGGCTGGCTGGTCATCAACATCCGGTTATGCCTTTCCGTTAGCGCGCCGGTCAATGTGGTCAACACCGTATCAGATAACGTAGCGGCCTCATCGGCGACAATCAGCAACCATTCCCCATGCCGCCCGGCCATTTTGTTGGCCGTTTTGTCGTTGGCAGTCTTGGATTCCACCAACCATGTACGCTCAAAACCCTTGATACGCGCGGTCGCATTGGCCAGTATTTCCACATACGGAGCAATCCACGCATGGATACCACGTTCAATGCGCGCCAAGCCGCTGCTGATTTCCTTCCACAAGGTCACTTTGACCTGATCCATATCATTGGCGGTCAACAAGGTGATCGATTGCGGATAACACAGCAAATGCCACAACACAATCGACGCAATGGCCGTGGTTTTGCCGGTGCCGTGGCCTGAAGCAACCGACAAGCGCGCTTGTGAAGGCGCAATCCCGGCAAACAAGGCTAATTGCTGCTGCGAAGGCAGCAAACCTTGTACTTCCACGGCAAAACGCGCCGGGTCAGGCGCATAACGCTGGGCAAATAACAGCCAACGTGGGTCTTGCGGCAAACATAAGGTCTTAGCCATATTCAGCTTTGCGCGTTCAGCCAGCCTTTTTCGCTACGCTGTGCCACCTGCGCTTGCTGCTGCCCGGCCTGCTGCATGATTTGCTCATATAAGGCATCGAGCGTTTGCTTATCAGGAAAGGTATTAATATCAACTTCTATTTTATCTTTCCATAATGAGGCTTGACGTTTTTGTAACCAAAATTGCGCCGCATGCGCATCGGGTTCAAATTCTTTTTCGATAGTGGTTTTAACGAATTTGCCTTTATGCAGGGCGACCTTGGTTTCATGGATAATAAAATTACCCGTGGCCCGCTTATACAAGGCATTTGCGACCTCCGCATCGGCGATCATTCTTCCTGCATTTATTGCCGTTCTAAACTCGATATGTTTTTGTTTCCACACATAAAATGTGCGCGGCGCAATTTGAAAAACATCGATCATTTGCTCATCTGTCAACCCCAATAGCGCCAGTTTTCGCGCCTGTTCACAATAATCTTTGTTATATAAAGTTGGACGGCCCGATGTTAAATTCGGTGTAGTCGGTTTGGATTTAGTGATTTTCTTTCGTTTTCTTGCTGCCGTAATTTGAGGCGCATTCATTATGCTCACTCTAATCCCGGCAAGGTTAATTGCGGACATGTTTTGCTGGCCACATTGCACTGCAATTTAAACCGAGATAATTGATTGCATGTGGTATGAGTTTGATCATGAATAGTATTGACGGCTGCCAACATACGCGCCCCGCCACGCATATTTTCAAATTCAGGATTCAGTTCAATAAACCGCTGCATGGCTGTTTGTAATTGCCCGCCGGAAGCATGTAATTGCACGGTCGCTTGCCCGATATTTTCAATGCGATTGATTAATCCATGCACGATTTGCATATCCCGTTTCCGCGCCGTTTCCCATGCTTGAAACATCCATTGCGCGGTTTCCCGTTCTATATACATCCGTGAACTGGTTTCAAAATCATCACTGCATCCAAATAAAAAATCAATCGACACATCATACAGTTTGGCCGCGCGCTCAATTAACCATAATGGCACCGAATGCGTATCATAGGCACGCTCTACTTTGGACAATTTTGAAGGGTTAGCATAACCTAATCTTTTAGCCGCGTTAGTCAGCGATAAATTGCACATTTCTCGGCCTTGGCGCAGCCGTTTTCCAATCACACATACCAAATGATCTTGCTGTTTTTTGGCGGTGAGTGCAATAGCCATAATTCAATCAATCAACATTAAAGATAATAAAATTATAATGCACTATTATTTATAGAGATACCCACCCTCACCTGCCCGTTTTTAATCACTTCTTCTTTTATTGTCGCCACGGTTCTAAATCTAAAATCATCGATGCCTAACGCGCTAGCAATTCCATCTCGATACGGTTTGAAGGCCGCAATCAGATTATCATCATCACGCCTGCGCTTATCTGGCGGGTAAAAATCTAGAATTAAATCATAGCGCTTGGTGAGATAATCGATACTGTTTTGATTAATCGGTTTATAGCGGATGAATGACTTTATATAATCCCGATTCCAGCCCGCCAGCCGTGCCAAACTAAAACTAATCTGCCGCGCCGCTTGGCTAGCTCTTGCCCGTTTAGCCCAATGAATCCGCTGATTCGGTGAGAGATGCTTATCCGGCCATGGCAAGATTAAACAATCGCTAGGTTTATTTAGGTTATGGCTTAGGTTTTGATTAGGTTTCGTCTGGGTTTTAGTTAGGTTATGGTTAGGTTTTTTTAGGTTATCGGCAATGTTATAAATAATAACGCGGCAAGTAATGCTTTGGTTTGCGCATTCGCTAGAAAGTAGTTAGGGCGATGCTTAGCATCTGCGCCGCTAGCCTTGTGCAAGTCATTCAGACTAAACAGGCCGTCTTGCTGGTGGATTAAAACGTTACCAATGGAAACATTGGCAGGCAGGGTTGATGCGTTCATGGCAAAACTCCTTGAGAGGGTTAAACCCGCCTCCCCGCTGTCAAACAGGGTGGACGGGACTATGCGGGTTGACAGACCGGGCTCAAGGAACCGGCAGGGCATTACCCCTCCCACATAGCCCGTCCATAACAGGACTTGCCATGTTTCACGCAATAAAAAACCGCTGCTATCCAAAGACGGCGCGGTTTCTCTGCGCCTTGAACCTCGGGCTGTCAAACCCGCGCTGCCGCAACAAACGGCAACGGGGCTTAGCATAGCGGCAGGGGTGGGGTTGTCAAGCGGTTTCATCTTGCGCCCGGCTCAACACCTTTTGCGCCTGCAAACACGCATGCAGATAACACACGCTCCGCAAGACTTCTTGCATGGCTTCGACTAAGGGCTGTTCATTGGCTTTAGCCAAGCTGGCGGCCTGCTTCAGTACCTCACTGGTCGATATGCCCAGCAGATTGTTAGGGAGCGCGACAACCTTAGCCGCATCATTGAATCGAATCGGG